TGTTGATTACGCAGGATTTGACCCTATTAGAACCCCGGTTACAACTGCACCTGTATCTTCTCCGCTTGATTTAAAAAATGCTTCTACTGTCAACCCTGATATGTCTTCACAGGCCGCAGCTCCGGTAGAAACTATTGTTAAACCTGCCGCACCTCCAGCTGCCGCACCTCCAGCTGCCGCACTTCCAGCGGCTGCACCACCTAAAAAAGAAGAAACACTTTTTGGTGGCATTTTAGATAATATTATTAACAACCCTCTTAGAACAGGGGTAAATGCGGTAACAAGCCTTATCCCGGGTGGTGCTTTGGTAAATTTAGGATCAAATTTAACTGGTATGTACCCGTCACTTGGACAGATGGCTGAAAACGCAGTAAGCGGACAAAATATTTTTAGCAACGCTCCACAAGGCATTTTAACTGGTCTTACTGGCGGGGCTAATGCCTCATCCCCAAATCAAAATATGCTAACTTATGACCCCGTTGCCAGCTATCAAAACGGCGCACAGTTTGTTCCTGAAACCACAATGGGATACGGCCCTTATGGAAATTTGACGCGGGAGCAGTATAGAGATCAATACGGTGGCAGGGATGCTCCTGTTATCCCAATAAATACAAAGCCAAAAATACCTACAACGCCGACGACACCTGATACAACAACGCCAGAAACTCCTACCAATGGGCTAGGGCTTGCTACTTATGACCCAAGAACCTATCTTGGGGAAGTAAATGACCCATTGACTTATGGATTTGGCGGCGAGCAGGTTTACTACAAAGCAATGGGCGGGGCTGTTGGCCCTTTAAGTCAAAAACGGAAGTAAAACATGGTCGATGATCCACTAGAAGAGCTTCTTGACTACCAAGAAGGTGAAGAAGTTGAGCTTGAAGGTGAAGAAAGCGACGTAGAAGATACGGACGATGGCGGTGCTATCGTTACTATTGACGAAGAAGGCACTAAATATAATGAAAATCTGGAGTTTTACGCAAACCTTGCTGAAGATATCCCTGAAACTTCATTAAAAGAGCTGGCAACAGACCTTCTCGACGCCATTGCCCGTGATAAAGAAGCTCGTAAACTGCGTGACAAGCAGTATGAAGAAGGCATTAAGCGTACCGGACTGGGTGACGACGCCCCCGGAGGCGCACAATTCCAAGGTGCATCCCGTGTTGTGCATCCAATCCTTACAGAAGTGTGCGTAGACTTTGCCGCTCGCACAATCAAAGAGATTTTTCCCCGCACAGGTGCTTCATCCGGCCCTGTAAAGGACCAGATTGTAGGAACGCCGACGGCTGAAAAGGAAGAAAAGGCCAAACGTAAAACTGTCTACATGAATTGGCAGTTAACGCAGCAAATGCCTGAGTTCCGCAATGAACTTGAGCAGCTTTTGACACAAGTTCCGCTTGGTGGCGCTCAATACCTCAAATTGACATGGGACAAGAGGCTGAAACGCCCTCGTCCGTACATGGTTACCATTGATGATATGTATTTGCCCTATGCGGCAACATCATTCTACACGGCAGAACGCAAAACTCATCGTCAGCTGGTAACACAGCTGGAGTTTGACCGCCGTGTTCTGTCCGAGCTGTATCGAGACATTGAGCTTGTTGCCGTATCTGCACCAGAACAGACCAAAGCCGCTCAGGCAAACGACAAAATTGAGGGCCGTGAGCAAAACGACTACTACGATGAAGACGGCTTGCGTGAAATCTTTGAAATCTACGTCGAGTGCGAGATTGACGAAGACAAGGAAACCAAAGGCGACACAGCCCCATACATTGTAACGGTCGATGCCGTTTCTCAAGAGATATTGGCAATTTACCGCAATTGGGACGAGGATGATTCACGCCGCGTTGCGTTAGACTGGATTGTCGAGTGGCCGTTTGTGCCTTGGCGTGGCGCTTACCCAATTGGTATTGTCCACATGATTGGTGGCTTGTCAGCTGCAATCACTGGTTCTCTCCGCGCTCTTATGGACAGCGCACATATCCAAAACAGCCAGACCGGATTGAAGCTCAAGGGCGGTTCCCGTGGCGGTCAAAGCCTGAACATCCAGCCAACGCAGGTTATTGAAGTTGAGGGTAGCCCCAACAACGACGATATCCGCAAGACATTCATGCCGTTGCCATTCCCCGGCCCGTCCCAGACTTTGTTTACTCTCATGGGTTTCTTGGTTGATGCGGCAAAGGGTGTTGTACGCACTACGTTTGAAGACTTGTCTGACAATCCTGACCGTCTCCCAGTTGGCACAACGCTGGCTCTGATCGAGCAGGGCATGACTGTTTTCAATGCCATTCATGCCCGTTTGCATGACTCAATGGGCAAAACACTTAAAGTCCTGCACAGGCTCAATGCAACATACCTTGATGAACAGGTTGTTATTGACGAGCTTGGAGAGCTTATTGTTAAGAGATCAGACTTTGAAGGGCCGATGGATGTTGTCCCGGTTTCTGATCCTAACATATTTTCTGAGATACAAAGGTTTGCTCAGCTACAGCTTATCGAGCAACGCGCTCAGGCTATGCCCCAGCTTTACGACCTCCGTAAAGTTGAGGAAATGATTCTTGACCGGACCAAGATTCCCAATGCCCGTGACCTTTTGCTTAAACAGCCTGAGCCTCAAAGGCTTAACGCCGTCAATGAAAACGTAGCGGCGACAATGGGCGCTCCTATCGTAGCTTTCCCTGATCAGGATCATCTGTCCCATATTCAGGTGCATCTGAGCTACATTACTAATCCCTTGCTGGGCGCGAGTCAGATCATGGCTCCAATCGTAATCCCGTCGATGCTCAACCATGTCAAAGACCATCTGGCTCTTTGGTATGTGAATGAGACGGTACGGGTTGCATCTGAAGCAGCAGGTATGGATATTGCTAAATTGATGGACCCTGACAATCCAGCAGTCGATCAAGAGTTTGACCGTATGTTGGCGGCAGCTGATATGCGCGTTGAACAACAGGCAATGCAGCAGTTGCAGGCAATCCCTGAAATTATCAAACAGGCTACTCAGGTTCTCCAGTCCTTCCAAGCCCCGCCGCCGATGGACCCAAGCCAAGTAGCTATGCAAATCCAGACAGCTGAAACGCAACGTCGCGCACAGGCTGATCAGGTAAGAGCGCAGATAGATCAGGCAAAGATTGCGGCAACGACGCAAATGAAGACTGCGGAAATTCAGTCAAAGGAACAGATAAACCGTGAGGACAACCAAACGGCGATGCTGATTGCTGCGTCTGAAATTGAGCAGGGTCATAGGACCAATATCAAAAGTGGCACATCATTGATGAAGGGTAATTAATTATGGACGGTGCAATCAACCAGCATAAGAAAATGGCAATGGGCAAAGCTATCCCGCAGCCAAAAGGCAAAAACACTCCTTTTAAAAAGGGTGGTATGCCAAAATTTGAAGGTAGCGCTATGGATATGGCTCAAGACAAGAAGCTCGCAAAGAAGAGCGGTATGTCTATGAAGGCATATGAAAAGTCACCAATGGATGCAAAGCACGACCGCCAGAAGTCTATGAAAGGACTGAAGCGTGGTGGTAAGGCTTTCTGAAGTACCACTAATTGAGCGGGTGCTACTCGCGCTGAAGGAAGAGCAAAGATCATTTGCCGAGAGTTCATTGAGTAGCCCCGCACAACGAGACGCCTTTGAGTATGGGCGTGTGACCGGACACTTCTCCGGAGTAAAGAAGGCTATCTCAATTATTGAAGATAGCTTGAACTATGATAGCGAGGATGACGATCATGGCTATAGCCGCCGTGGTGAAACTCGATTCACAATCAGGGATTGATGAAGCGTTTCCCAATATAGACTTTGGCATTAAGCCAACTGGTTCCCGTGTCTTGGTACAGATACGGAGGCCAAAAACAAAAACAGCTGGTGGTATTCTTCTTTCAGATTATTCTAAAGATGCGGAACAGGATAACACTCAGGTGGCAAAGGTAGTAGCGGTTGGGCCGCTATCTTTTAGGAATCGTGGCACGATGGAATTGTGGCCGGAAGGGGCTTGGTACAAAGCAGGTGACTTTGTGTTTGTTCCAAAGTATGCTGGATCACGTTGGCGTCGGGACATCCCCGGTGAAAAGGGTGAAAAGGTGGAGTTCGTGATCTTTAATGATCTCGATATTGTTGGCACGGTTGATGGCGATCCTACCGCCATTCAAGCCCATATTTAATGGGGGGATGAATCATGTCTGACAAAGAACATCTGATTGAAGACGACGAAGACGACATTGAAATCATCGAGATTGAAGAAGATCAGGATGACGATAATGATGGCGATGATGACCGCTTGGAATCTGACCAGCGCGATGCGCAAGATGAAGGCGGTGACGGTGAAGAAACAAACGCCAGACAACTGCGTCGTAAACGCCAAAAAGAACGCCAGCGTGAAAACATAAAGAAAACGCGGGAGGAGAATACTGTCCTTCTGCGTGAGCTTGTGGAGGCAAAAGAACGCCTCGTTGCGCTAGAATCACGCAATGTTCAATCTGACTCTCAAACTGCTGATCAACGGTATCAATGGGCTTTGCAGCAAATTGAACAAGCTGAACAGCAACTTAAAGAGGCATTTGAAACCGGAGACGGTGACAAGGCTATCAAAGCCCAGCGCCTCCGAGAACAAAGCGTTAGAGCTGCTTATGAAGCTGAAGAGCTGAAGAAGAAGCTAAACAATCCTCAACTGCAAAAGAAGTCTTCCGTCTTAGACCCAATGACGGAAAACCATGCTGAGCAGTGGATGCGGAAAAACCCTTGGTTCAATCCTTCTGGAGAGGACGAGGATTCCGCTGTCGCCCGTGCAATTGACGAAGCATGGGCGCGTGAAGCTCAGAAGAGTGGCGTCAGCCCTTCTTCAGAGCATTACTGGGACGAGCTGGATGCGCGTGTGAAACGTAGACTTGGAAAAGTTGGCGTTGACCGGGAGCGTAGAAGGGCGGCCCCGCCCGTTACTGGACGTGGAGATTCTATACGCCCATCAACGAGCGACAATAAGGTTATTGTCTCGCCTGAACGGAAAGAGGCTTTAATGAAGATGAACGCTTGGGATGACCCGCTCATCAGGAAGCGTTATCTAAAAGCCTACCGTAATTACGACAGACAAAACCCGCGTTGAGCTTCATAGGAGGATAATATGTCAAATGAGAAACTGAATAAAGGCGTCGATGAGAATCGCGTCTCCCGCAATATGGAAGACCGTGAAATTACTGAAAACCGCACGTTTACAGATAATGATCGACTTTCCATGTTTAGGCAGCAGTTTTTTCAATCCGCACTTCCGGACTTGCCGGAAATCCCCGGATATCACGTCTGTTGGCTCACAACCACAAACCCACGCGACTCTATTCATTCACGTCGCTCCCTCGGATACACTCCAGTTGAACCCCATGATGTCCCCGGTTGGGATCACGCATCAG